CGATCTAGTGGAGGAAAAAGAAGAAATCCCAGCTGAATAGCTGGGATTTTCTTTTTAGATTTACTTGCCCATCTTCTTCTTTAGAACCATGCGCTTAGCGTGTTCCATCTTCTCTTCGCGCTTGGTTTCCTTCATCTCGCCCATAGGCTTGAAGGCCTTCTTGCTTGAGTGGTAAGGCTCTTTAGGTTCGAACTTGGCCATTTACTTGCCCATCTTCTTCTTTAGAGCGTTGCGCTTAGCCATAGCCTTCTTCTCAGCTGGGCTGAAACCAGCGTTACGCCAGTCCATTTTGTCGCGTGATTTTTCTTCTTTTTCCCAGTAAGTCATAGGCTTTGGGGATGGTTTCTTACCTTCGCTAGATAATGCCTTGTTTGCATTTGCACGAACATACTCGTTATATGCCTGCATCTTTTTCTCGTACTTAGCCCATTCTGCTTTTTGAGCAGGAGTCTTTTTAGGAAAATCTGGAGAAATTGGCTTATTCATTATTTCGCCTTCTTTGTGTTTGACTGAACGGTTTCTACGGCCTGCTTGATGCCAGCGTCGAATTCCTCGTCCGATAGCATTCCGTCAAGTGCGTAGTTAAACAATAGACCAATGATCAGACCCATCAGCGAACCGATGGCACCAAACATTGCAGACTCCAAAGCACCAAAGCTAAGGACGTTTCCGGCTCCCATGAAGCTCAGACCGGCGGCAGCAGTGAAAGCAAGTACTCGAAGAGTGCGCTTTACTGGCTTCTTCTGAAGAAACTTTTTCATTACTTAGCCTTCTTGGCTTCTGGCTTCTTTGCCACTGGCTCAGCGACCGGTGCAGCCTTCGCAGGTGCCTCGGCAGCAGGAGCAGCCTTAGCGGCTGGGGCAGCCTTAGCGGCTGGGGCAGCCTTTGCGTTAAGACGCTTAGCCGCTGCAACAGGATCCTGAGTCCAACCATAGAACACCGAAGTTTCTTCCTTGCCACCACAGGTGAAATGAAGGTGGGCACCGCGACTCGCTGAGCCGGTGTTTCCAACCTTACCAACAACAGTTTCGCCAGCAACAACCTTGTCGCCTAGCTTTAGCGGAGATGCCTCACGCATGTGGCAGTAGCCCCAAGTTAGGCCCTTGTCACACTTAACAACAACAACCCAGCCAAGCACGTCTGACCACTTGTCAAGAACAACTTCACCATTTGAAATTGACTTGATCGGGGTGCCAGCTGCAACAGCAAAGTCAACGCCACGGTGAACGTTTGAACGGAACTCAGCGTTGTTGCCGAATTCGCCGTTTATCGGGATCTTGCTCTCAGGGAACGGTAGTACGTAAGTCATAGTAATCCTCTACTTAAAAAATGCGATCAAAGCCGTCCCTGCTGCAATAATAGCAGAGATGATCGCCCCTTTGGCGGTTCGCTGGGCATCCTTGATGTCCCTAACCTGAGCGTCTTGCTTAGCTGAGCTGATCTCAACTGCACGCAAACGGTCTGGCACGTCAGCCAAGCCGTCTAGTCGCTCTAATGTTCGTACAAGTAAACGTTCGTTATCGAGTTGCTTGTCGTAGATGGTCTGAAGTGTGACCTTTACGTGCGGCTCAGGCTGTACCGACATTATGGAGTTCCACCTTGAATGCGGGTTTCTAAGTTGCTTAGGCGGCTGTTTTGAGTCAAGTTCAAAGAGTCAATGCCGTCTAGGCGGGTACCGTAGCTAGTCAAGGTGGTTCCCTGAGTAGCGTTCAGGGTTTCGATCGCGGTAAGGCGACCATCCTGTGTGCCGTTCAAAGTTTCGATCGCTGTCAAGCGAGTGTTCTGTGTGGTGTTGATTGACTCAACAGAAGTCAGACGAGAGTCCTGAGTAGTGTTCAGGGTGTCAATGCCGTTTAGGCGAGTGGTCTGTGTGGTGTTTAGCGTTTCAGCAGCAGTAAGACGAGTATTAAGGTTCTGGCCCTCAAGCGTGTCCAAGCGGCCATCAAGAGCGATGTCATAAGCCTCAAGCGAGTCCAATCTGCTGTCATAAGCACCATCGGTGCTCTCAAGAACAGTCAGACGTGAGTCTTGATCGCCATTCTTAGCTTCAATCAGATCGAGTCTGGTATCCGCTGCAACCGCTTCAGCATCAAGCTTGTCGTAGTTCTCGTTGAATACAGCAGTTTCAAACGGCTGGTTAGAGCCCGGCACTGCCTTCTTTAGTCCGAGGCGGGTGGTGGTTGTATACGCCATTAGTCAATCCTATTTTCGTCTTTTACAACTGTCGCCTCGATAGCAATAGTAGCAGGTTCAGGCTCCGAAGTGGGCTCGGGTACCACAGATAGCGGAGATTGTCCCTGTGCAAGTGCAATCAGCTCACGAGCAATATTACGCTTAATCTCCGGTTCGCGCACGTGACGCAAAATGATGTCTTGGATCTGCATCAAGATCGCTGGCAGATCAAGGCTCTGCTTAGCGTTCGGATCAAAGCGCCCGGTTAGCTGGTTGACGAAGGTAATCGCCTTCATGTCGCCCTGCTGGATCAGCTGGCCCAGCGCGGCATCAGCCATCGGAATGTACTTCTTCAGGTTGTCTTCAGCCTTAGCGGACATCGCTTTAGCGAATTCCTTCTGACGCATCCAACCATCGATCTCAGCAAGCGAGATCTTCATACGCTTCGCCAACACCTGTGGCGTCATCATGTTTAGCGGATTGAGGTACGCCTGCAAGAAAGTTTCTTGGCGGAGAGTGAGATTCGGGTTCGCTGTTGTTTTGATACCACGATCAGCCAAAGCACGCTGGAACTTTGAGGATGACCAGACAAGCTCCACGTCGTCTTTAGTAAGGCTGGCATCCTGATCCAAGATAACCTGAGTCTCAAGAAATAGGCCTTGCCGATCAGCGGCAACAGCAGATGCAAGTACACGTTCAAAGAGGGCTTGCTCTTTAGTCTTCTTATCAACATCAAGCCTCGATTCAAATTTAGATAAGTCCAAGGGCTTCCTCAACCTTCTCGTACAGCTCATCCAGCGATCCGTCATTACGGATCAACTGGTAAAAGCCATGGGTATCGAGCGCCGTCTCGCTAGGGTGGTCGTTTGCGGCAACCACACCTGCCCGCTCGATACGCCAAGTCTGGCCATTGAAATAGCCTTCAATCATCTCGGCTTCATTAGGAAAACGAACGTCAGTGAACACGACGCTCTTGCCGTCGTTCAAGTGGTTCATCATAATCCCCTCAGCTGCCAACACCCAGAAATCTTCGCCGAACATCTTGCGACCAACTTCGGTGCCAAGACGCTGCATCAGCTCGCGGATCTCTTGGCCGTAAAGCGAACTCTTGTAGCCGTCCCAGCCGAACTCGTCCACAATGTCTTGCACGCGCCACGATCCGAGATCGTCAACCCAAACCAGCGGGTTCATAGCGTACAAAGCATCGCGCATAGGCTGGGCAAAGCTGACCTTCACGAAGCCGTGGTGCTCGACCAAGTAATCGCCAACGGTATCCTTGCCTGAGCGTGCATAGCCAGACAGGCCAATAATTCTAGGTTCAACCACGAGGTAGTCCTTCCAGTGCCACTAAATAATCCGGGGTAAAGCCATACTGCTCAAACGCCTTCAGCATCTTGCCCGACAAGCTATCCGGCATTACCTGATACTTGCCATTCTCGTAATCACGAACAATCGCAGGATTGATACGCAACAAGCTCGCAAACGCTGTCTGGGTAGGTGCAACTTCTGATCTCCACTGCTGAAACGTCTTGTAATACTGCCCAAGTGTGTAAGGCGGTATCAGCATCAAGTTTTGTGCTGATGGTCGCAAAGAATTTGGCAAAGGCTTGTCTAACCATTCGGAAATCTCCTGACGTAATGACATGGCCGAGGTACCTAGGCTGGCAGCCAAAGTCTCAACCAACTTATCGGTGGGGTTCTGGGTCCGGCCATCCTCGATCGCTGTGAGAGCCGAGCGATGGATACCGGCCATCTGGGCGAGCTTGTTCTGAGAGAGCCCTGCTTTGAGGCGAGCGACCCTTAGGGGATGATCTGCGATGCGAGCCATGATCTGATTATAGCAATGTTAGTAGACAGGTGTTGCAAATTAGAAATTTTCAGGAGGCTTGCTAGCTATAGGGGGACGGCTGGAATCGCTTCACAACATCAAACTGGCAAACTTGAACTTGTCGGCGGGGCTACCTCACCGGTATTGATAACTAAAGAAGGGACAAAAAGTTATGAACTATGAACTAATAGCTGAACTAGACGGCACTGGCACTAGCCGGTACACCTTTACAGCACCGGACGATAACACCGCCATCATGGACGGGTCGTTCACTGTAATGGATAGGGCTATGAACAGCGTGATCTGGGCACGTGGCTACATTCGCCTAATCAACAAAGACACTGGCGAAATACTCAAGACTATGGATGCTAAGCCTAACCGGGTAAACATAGACGCCTAACTAATGCCATCGGTTGCCAGCATCCCCCAGCTGGCAACCTTTGGAGTCAGTTAGACTCACTCAACCAATTGAAGGGAATCAATAACATGAGCACTATCACTATCGATCTACGCGATCTGCACTCAATGGCATCGCTAATCAACATAGCTAGCAAGCCAAACTCAGGTACCCCAGTACTGGAGCAAGTGCACTGCACGCTATTCGGCGATGGCATGCTAGTAGCCGTGGCAACTGATCGCTACGCTATCGTTAGCGCCAGCTATGAGCTTGATTACGCTGGCGATACCATCGAATTCGGCATCAGTCACGGCTTAGCCAAATTCATCACCGGCATCAAGTTGCCACGTACCGGGCGACTCTACGCTGAGCTCAATTTCCATGACGACTCGATCACCATGCGCTTAGCCGGTCAGACATTCACCGCTGGCAACGTCGCGGGCAATTACCCGCCAGTGGCTGAGATGGTTGCTAAGTGGCAACACGCTGAGCAAGCGATGCCGGTGACGCTATCGCTAACCCTACTGAGCCGACTAACCAAGGTTGTCGATCGTATGGGTAAGAAGGTCGAAAACTGGAGCGTCGAGCTGGGCGCTAGCGACAACCCAAACAAACCTGCACCGATCCGCTTGCTAGCTGATGGTTTCAGCGCCATTCAACAGCCGAGGCTAGCCCGATAACTTGTCCCTTCAAGCGTCCTGAGCATGACGTAAAACTGCTCACTAAACCTACCGGGTAGAAGGGGACGGCTGGAATGTGTGGTGCTGTGCCCGGCTAATAGGCTGGGCATAGCCCAGACGGTCTGGGCATGAAAGGGACACATGAGCAAGCAAGAATTCATCGCATCACTACAGGACAGCGAAAAGTCGTTTCGCGCGGCTATCGCCAACGAAGAGCGCCACGGTTTCGAGTTCGAAGACACTTTGGAGCGCAAGTACGAAGAGGGCTTTATTGACGGAATGCGCCACGCCTACATGTTGCTAACCGGCGACGTCCCGGAGGGCGCGCCATCGGGCTCAATCGAGCGCGAAACCCGCGACGCCATCAAGGCGCACCAGAGCAACCCGCTCACCGGCATCGAAGAGCACCGCGCCAAGTGGGCAAAGGTTGCCCGCGAAAACGGCTGGTACCACGAGCCATTCTTTGTGCAGGTCTGGATTGACCCGGAATACGGCGAAATCTACGACAGCGTAGCCACCCGCGAACTGACCGGCGACATCGTTGTTTGGGAGGCTCAGGACGCCTAACAGCCCCCACAAGCCCCACAAGCCCCGCTAGCCCCCTCTAGCGGGGCTTTTGGCTATGCGGGGCTCGCAGATCCGGCTAGAAGGGGACGGCTGGAACGTGCGGTGCTGGCGTTGCCCGCCACAATTGCCCTGTTAGCCCTTTCAAGGGGTGCTAGCGGGGCTTGTAAGGCTTGCGGGGATCCAATTCCCGCCCGCTTTGCTTGCCCTGCTAGCAACCCTGCTAGACAACCCCCGCTAGCGCAGATTTTGAAAATTTTCTGTGTCGGCGGGGCGGGCGGGCTAGCCAAAACCTGTTATCAAACTGTTATCTAAAAATGTCATAAGTTGGTGTCTAATCAACTAGGCTACTAATCGCAACACCTACTAAACCAATTTGAAAGGGAACCAAAATGTCTTTATGGAAAAGCCTGACAACTAAGCAAGACGTCAAAGATCTAATCATTAGCGATTACAGCGACAAGACTTTTGATGAATTGTCGGATCTACAAAACGAGATCACCGATTCGGTTATGCCGATTTACAACAGCGATGTCATTGGTGAATGGCAAGCGATGCCTAGCGATTTTGACGGTCAAGGTGTGGAACTTTACGGCTTACCGCCAGAGAGCGAGATCAACGTTTACAAACTAATGTCCCTTGATCTTTACGCCTACTACTCAGACATCGTGGCTAACGTGATCTGGGATCTAACCGAAAACGGCGACACCGTAGCAGAAAGCGAAAACAACAAATGAGCAAGATCAGAACTAAAATCTGCGACACCTGCGCATCTAACCAAAAGCTCACGTGGCTACCCTGTGGCGATCATTCGCCCGCTGTGGATCCTGCGCTATGTCGCCACGATTTCACTAGCCAGACGCTCATTCATAACGGCGTAGGGATCAAATGCCACGATTGCGGATCTCACGTATCGCTTGAAACTGTGGATGATTCCGACGCCTGCCAGACCTGCGGGGATCTAATCGCCGGTGGCAACCCATTCTCTACCCATTGCGACACCTGCTTAGATCGGGGCAACTAATGAACCGCCTAGCCACAATTGCTACCCAACTTTTCTTGATCTCAGGCGTGATCTATTGGATCGCCCTACCTTACCTAATGAACCGAAAGGATAAGAACAAATGACCGAACTAAACCTTTACCGTGTGAGCA